ACAGGATAAGATTCGCGAAGCAGTTACATCCGGCAAGAATGCGATTAATGCGGTTAAGACCTTTGCTGATGAGGTCGAGACGCTTCAGGATGCGATTCAAAATAATCCCGGTGTAGTCGAAAGAAGGCTGCAGGAGGACATTAGAAATCTTCTGACGCGCGAGGCACTTGCGAATCCTTCGGGTACGATCGCAAAACTTCTTGCGATTCGTGCGGCCTACCAGTCAGCGGGTCCGGCGGTCGATCGTATTATTGAGAATGTCGAGCAGTTTATTCGCGATCCATTGAATACACCGTTGAATCTATGTGAGGATATACCAAACATTGTGAAGGTCGGCGAAGAGGTAAAGGAACTCGCACAACCTTCGGTCGTACCGGACGGGCCGCCATCACCCGGTGACAAACAACCGTTTACGAAAGAGATCGGTCTATCCGACTTTGAGGTTCTTCCAAGATTCCCGACACGGTCCATATCAGAAGCGGTAGAAACCGCCGGTCGATTCACTGGTCAGCCGGGTCCGGGCGATGCGAACACTGCGGCGATAGGACAGTAGCAGTATGCCTGCAGTAGTTCGAGTAGGTGACTCACTCTCGACCGGCCACGGGTGTGCAGGATCAACGACACTTGCTTCTGCGAATCAGGGATCGGTATTTGTTAATGGAATCCTTGCCGCGGTCGTTGGTGCTCCGACCGTTGCTCATCCGTTTCCACCCGATCCACCGTGTGCTCCTCACGTCGCGAATCTAAACGCCGGATCCCCGAATGTATTCATTGAGGGTATACCCGTCGGTCGAGTCGGCGATTCAGCGGATGCCGGTGCAATGACGTCTGGTTCGCCTAATGTTTTTGCTAACTAGTGTATAAATAACAGTATGGCAGTAGAAGAAATAGTTGCAAGAGAACGTCGGTACACAGATATTGACTTTGGGTTCCGTGCGAATCCGAACACCGGCGACGTTGCGTTAAAACGTGATGCACAGGCTGTAAAACAGTCGGTCATCAATATCCTATCTACGAATCGTGGAGAGCGACCCTTTGATCCAGACTTTGGATCCAACATTCGAAGTCAACTGTTCGAGAACTTCGATCCGATCGTAAAACAGTTGATCGATGAAGACATAAGGACGGCGCTAAGAAACTACGAACCGCGTGTACGTGTTATCAGCGTAGACGTGGATGCACGACCGGATCGTAACTCGATTGACATCTCAGTAGAGTTTGAGATTCAATCGCCCGAACAAACCGTCACAACGGTTAACTTTTCAGTAGAGAGACTGAGATAATGAGTGAGACAAAAAGACTCGACGTGTCCGAAGTTGACTTTGAGTCAATACGTTCCAATCTTAAGACTTTTCTAGAGTCTCAGGACACTCTTCAGGACTACGACTTCGAGGGATCGGCGATCACATCGATTATCGATCTCCTGTCGTATGTCACTCACTACAACGCAGTGAACGCGAACCTCGGTATCAATGAGACGTTTCTTGATACCGCTCAGTTTCGTGGATCGGTCGTAGGTCACGCTCGACAGCTCGGTTATACTCCACGATCGGTGGCTGCACCGACCGCATTCATTGACATTACTGTGAATAGTCCGTCGAGTCCGGAATTGACGCTTTCACGTGGAACAAAGTTTAAGTCTAAGATCGGTAACACGACCTACGAGTTTGTAACCGATGCTGAGTACACGACAGAGAATGCAACGTTCACTAACGTCAAAATCGTCCAGGGCAAGTTTGAGTCGGTCGACGTTATCTTTGACACAAACTCCGCGGAAAAGATTCTAATTCCAAATTCAGATGTTGATACCTCTACCATACGAGTCGAGGTGTTTGACACAATTGATCGAGTATCCTTTAATGTCTTTAATGAAGCAAAAGATCTTAATGAGATTACATCAACAAGTAACGTATACTACCTAACCGAGAATCCTGACGGACTTTTTGAAATTGAGTTCGGTGACGGAGTAATTGGTTCGGCTCTTGAGAACGGTAATTTAGTTCATCTAGAGTATCTTGTGACGAAAAAAGAAGAAGCAAATGGTGCTTCGATTTTTTCTGTCGCCGATTCGATCCAAGGGAATACTAATGTCTCGGTTGTGACTGGGTCCGCCGCTTCTGGAGGATCGGAAAGAGAGTCACTCGACTCGATTAAATACAATGCCCCGCTGTCGTATGCATCACAAAATCGTGCAGTCGTGCCAAATGATTACGAAGCGATTATTCGTGAAAACTTTACGAATCTAAAATCAATAAAGGTGTGGGGCGGTGAGGACAACGACACACCGGTGTATGGTAAAGTATTCATATCGATTCTTCCACGTAATGGGGATGCACTTACGTTCAGCGAAAAGAACTTTATTAATAACGAAATTCTTAAACCAAAATCTGTTGTGACCGTTACACCAGAGCTGATCGATCCAGAGTTTCTCATCATTACATCAGAAGTATTCTTTAAGTACGATCCGTCTCTTACAAATCTGACCGAAGAACAACTCGAGGCTAACGTTGTCGATGCAATTAATCGGTACGATGATGAAGAATTGAGTCTGTTCGACAATGTCTTCAGGTACTCTAATTTTCTTCGAGCGATAGATCAATCAAACGATGCCATTTTAAACTCATTCGCCAGAATATATCTTAGTAAAAGATTCGTTCCTACTCTGGGTGTTCCAACGACTTATAATCTAAACTTCTCAGTAAAACTTTATGAGAGTTTTGGTGTACGTCCGGTGATCTATGATAGTTCTACCTTTGCGGTCAATGGAGTTGCCGATTGCAGGTTTAAGGATTTCTTAAATGAAGATGGAAGTCGTAGAGTATCGATAGTAACGGGCACCGGAATCGATGAGACTATCGTTATAAACAATGCGGGATTCATAAGTGATTCAAGAATAATTCTCGAATCATTTTCACCAGATTCTATTGACGGCGAAGTCATCAATATCGAAGCGGTACCCGCATCATATGATATTGTAGGAACTCTTAATACAGTAGTAACGTTAGACTGCGATTGCTCGCGGTTTAATGTACAGGGTGAAGTTGATACCATTGTTACGGGTCGTGATTATTCTGGTGTCAATTATCAGACTTTTAATAGGGACGCAAACGGAAATAGTACTTTTGAAACCATGAATACTGGTAGTGTATCTACTACTTCTTCTACTAATGATACCAGTAGCTATAATGATACCAGTAGCTATTAAGATATAATTCAATATGTCTAACAGTAAGCAAAGGCCGCACATATCAGCGTTGATCGATAAGTTTGTTCCCGATCACGTCAGTGCAAACTATCCAGAACTCATTGAGTTTATCTCTGCGTATCTCGACTTTCTCGAGACAGAGCACGGCGCATCCTACTATCAAAATACTTTACCTCAACAAAGAGATACGGATCTTCAAGAAGAACAGTTTCTTCGTCGTATTGAAAAAGAGATCGGTCTTTTTGTTCCTCGCGAGTACGAGGCAACTCCTCGACTATTTTACAATAAGATATCCGAGCTTTGGAAATCAAAGGGTTCGCAAGAAGCACTAGAGACATTCTTTCGTCTTTTTCTAAACGATACCGTACAGGTAAGATACCCCTGGGACTTTGTTTTAAAGCCATCGGACGGACGTTGGCAGGCTCCTCAGAAACTACGTGTTTCGCTGATCCGAGGAGACGCCGACGACTTTTCTAGTCAACGAATTCAGCAGATAGAAGAATACGGATTCGCCACCGTTACAAGAGTAGAAAGAAAGGTCTACGCGGATCAAACGATCTTTGAACTTACTCTTCTCCGAGCAGAAACGGTTGGCGGTTTTAATGTCGGCAACCGTATCACTACAGAGGATCGATCGGTCGAGGCCGAGATATATAATTCTCTCTCAAACATAAACGTCACTCAACCCGGTACCGATTATCAGGTAGGTGACCGAATAAGACTTCAGGGTCTGTCACGGATTAGCTTTGAGGCTCGTGTTAATCGAGTCGATGAGTCCGGCGGAATCTCTGGAGTAAGTATCATTGACTTTGGTTCTGGTACAACTCCGGATCATATTCGTGATGTAAGAGCATCGGGCAAGTTCTTTCTTTTTGAGTTTAACACGTTTCGATATCTTGATGAGGATCGCGATCTTCTTATCGCAGACAATCAAGATATTACAAATGAAACACTCTTAGGGTTCAGGGACGAATACTCCGGTGATCCATATTTTGGAGAACCCTATACAGGTACCGCCGTCTTTTCTGCCGAGGATCAGAGTCTTGTAGACGATCCGATTCAGACTGAAGAAATCGTTATTACACCGGTAGATCCTTCTCAACCACTGGTGTTCGAAGTTGATAGCGTAGATGGAATTGGAGCTAAATTCTCTCTTGAGTTTGATGCTATCATTGAGAGTTCTGGATTCTATGATGGGATTAGAGGGCAGCTGTCAAACGCCATCGTTCTACAAGATTCCGAGTTCTACCAAAAGTTCTCCTATGAGGTAGTTACTTCGTATCCAATAAATCAGTGGATCAATCCTCTAAAGAAACACGTACATCCGTCGGGTACAAAACCCTTCGGACTTATCAACCACATAGAAAGAATCGAACCTCTACCCGATGTGTTGTCACTTGAGGTACCGGTTCTCGTCCCTGAA